ATCATCATCAACCACTGACTTCGAAGAACCGAACTGGCTTGCACAGTACATAACACCACCACCTGCAGCATCACCTTTAGTGCTTGCGCCTGTTCCACCACCAACTAGTGCACCACCATAAATAGTCTTAGTAGCATTAATGGTGAACTCAGCCTTATTCGCAGAGTTTGTTAAACTCTTACTTGATGCGGCTGCTTCTACATATTCTGGCCTTGTTGATTCATCATATGCAGTAGATTCTGTAAATACAGGTGTTGCATAAGTTGTACCGGCAGCCGGCGTTGTATTGCTTTCAAAAATTAAAACATACCAAGTTGTGATTTGCGTGCTTGCATGAAACATAATATTAAGCAACGCATTCAGTCCTTCATCTGTACAGATATTCCCGCTCAAGTCAGGTGGAGTAACCATCTGCCATTCATACAATGCTCCACGCTGTTTTCTTCTCCAATGCTCAACTTCCCAGATTGAATATACAAGAAAGTTGTGCTTATTGAAGTTGTTTCTTGTCATCTGAATACCCCATTTATCACCTAGATTAACCTTGTTCATCTTATGCACCCTCCTCTGCCAGTGTTATCTGGAAGCTATCAATAGTGATTGTAGCCCCAACTGAGATGCTCGTAGAGCTGGCATTAAGCTGAGCACCAGAAGTTCCTATTGAACCATCCATTCTGGGATACTGATAACTACTATCCAGCGTACCTGGGTCTGACTCATTTGCATAAAATCTGTACCATCCAGCTGTACCAGCAACAAGACCTGTTCCAGACCATGTACCAGATTCTTTAGCTATTACACCAGATGATGCAAGACCAAACTCCAAACCATTATCTGGAGACCCAGCAGCAAAACTCCCACTTCCTAATGTAATTCGTACAAGCAGTGTTCCAGTTTTCGCTGCATCTGCACTTACTGGTTGTGTCCCGCTGTATATTTCAAGAACACCATCCTTGAAAATATCTCTGAGACTATTACCAACAACTAGAACAATTGTGACTGTTGCACCTGCTGTCTCAGCAGCAAGACTTCCAGTAGCAACTTCTATTATACCTGGAGATACACTCAGAATTGTAAAAATCTTTCCGTTGTTTGCAACACCTGTTCCACTGAAGCCCGTAACAAGAATAGCATCACCGACTGAAAAGCCAGCAGAAACGAACCCGTTTCCAGAATCTGTAAACGAATCATTTCCAGTACCGCCATCAACAGCAGCAATGGTTGTTGCTGTCCTTATGACACTTGTTCTTCGTGAAGGGGCGCCACTAAGAATCAGGTTCCTTAGTTTTGTACTAAATCTGAACGCCATAGTAAATCCTCCTTATTCTTGAAGAAGTACAATATACTTCCCATTATAATAGACCCCTGCACCGTAGAGTGCCGAAGGGTACTTCAATCTTTCTTTTGTAATGCAGTCGGCTTGTCCGTTAGCTCCGCCAACCCAAATTCCGTTCTGTGCCGTCCACAGTACAACCTTTCCAGTCTTAATTGGTCCAGCTACTCTTGCCGCTTCACATTGTACAGCCGTACCAATTACAGGCGGAGAATCGCTGACTTGTTCTCGAGTCATTTGGTCTGGATTATCTCCTTCGAGAAATTCTACACCAAAATCAGTTCCAACATACAAACCATCTGAATCTCTATCAGTTGTACCGTAAGCTGCTTTAATAAATCTAATCTTTCCTTTGAACACCTTAAAGTTTCTTGCAAGGTCGAACCATCCATAAGCAAATGGTTCACTATACCACAAGACATCATCTGCTGCTGCGTATATTCTTCCTTTATAAATCTCAAGCATAGTTATGTTGGCTGGCGGGTCGCTAAACACTCGTGTTGTAGCTGGCCCCACGTAGGTATCGGCTTCCCAATAGTAGGAAACTCCACCTAAAACATAACCAAGCTCTCGACCATTTGCATAGTAGACTCTGTCTTTAACCCTTACATAGTACATTCGCAGATTTGGTGTCAATCCACTTCTTATCCCTGTACGAGTATAATCAGGATTAAGCTGAAATAATGCTGTTCCACTGACAAACAAGCACACATCACCTTCGGCAAAAATACTGTGAGAAGCCCAAGCACCTTTTAGTGTCTGACCAGTGCGTCGACTTATTCTTCCACTTGAATCAATATCTACATTATAAGCAGTGGCAAGGTCAACAACACCTTTTTCTGCATCAAACACTATTCTTACAGGGTCTGCAATTACATTAAGACCATTTGACGCTCTGAGAAATGGGACAGTCTTATAAGCCATCATACACTCCATACTCCGCGTCTCAGATGCCCACGACGCTTCTCAACCCAACCTTTAAGCAATATAAGTGCCTTTACAGCTTCTCCTTCATAATAACTCGTATTAGGTCTTTCACCTTCAAGGCCATCTTCAATTATTGAATAGCCTATTGCTGATGCCTTGTTCACCAATAAACCTCTGTGAAGATAGTCAGGAATAGCTGATGGGGTGTCAGTATTTACTGTTAAAGGAGTTGGTTTATAATATCCAAGACAAATTAACGAAGTTACAGTTGCAGGTATCTTTGCATACCAAAGCGTAGAACCTTCAACTGCTACGTGTTCAATATCTCCTTCCTCTGAAAGGTCAGGATGATTCTCGAGGAGTTCAATAAGACCTCCATCAAGAACAGAAATCTTTCCTTCACTGGTTCCACAATACAACAGTCTTCCATCAAAGTTACCTGTTATAGTTGTGTAGGCCTGTTCAAGTACAGTATCCACAGTGAAGAGAGTTTTAAGTGATGGAAGAGTTGTTTCTTCTGCCACCCACCTATATGCTTCGTTAATATAATCTTGGATAGAAGCCAGCACATCAGCCCGCTGGTCTTTCAAGTTAGTTCTTACTTCATTTACCAACTCACCTAAGTTCATTTGACACCCCATCCAGAAAGTACAAAATTTTGACTTTCTGTGCTTTTATTAGAATCCAGGAACGTCTGTTACAAGCATATGTACACGACATTTACCTGCAGTGTAAGTACCAACATTAGTCAGGTACAGACATACACAAGGAACAGTTGACGCAGCTCCTATAATATAAGCTGGAGCAGGATACAATCCTGTTTTAACAGCATCCTCATAATCTGAACCTGTCGCTGTAGTTACTTCATAATACCCAGGCGTATTCCATGTAACATCAGTACTGGTAATGAACTCATCGTTATCAACTGTAGTAACGTCATCACCAGTTGTCTTATCATTAGTTGCAATAGTACCGACACCAAGTGTACCAGCTGGTGTACCACCTGCAAACGCCTCTGTTACCTGTAACAACACCTGCAGAAAAACAGTCCTTCTGCTTGCCACAGGAAAGCTAAAAAGAATCGCAGCTTTTGCAACTGCATCAACTGCCACAACTTCAGCAGAGGTTAACCAATAAGGATTCTCTAGTACATTCGTCCTTTGGTCTGTCCTTCTGTAATCTATTCCAGTTACCGTAGCCATAGTATATCCTCCTTATAGGATTTATTAAGAAATAAGAACGTATTGAGCAAAGACTTCAAACGTTCCTTCAGTTGTAGCACCACCAGCAGCAACAGTAACTGTGATGCTTCCACTTCCATCTGAGAAATATTTACTTCTGTTAGAAGCAATAGTGTCCTTAATGGAATTTTTAATCCCTGCTACTGTAGGTTCAGCTATATCATTGGTAATAAAGTATGCAGTGTTTGCTGTCTCACCATTACCTGCAAAACCAACTGTAATACTCGGAGCACCGCCAATATAAGCTGTACGAATATTCAGCATTACATCAGTAACAAGGGCATACCGAGGTATCTGAATGACAAAATATGTATCGTCATCAGGTGCAACCATCAGACGAGATGCTGCCATCATATACCTGTCAGAAAACCTATGTCCGAATCTTTCCGTTGCCATCAGTCACCTCCCACTACAGCTTTGTGGCGTAGCTGCGGCCTGTAATTACTCCAAAGTCCTTACCACTAAATCTAGTCTTCTTACAGCCAAAGATTCCACCACCTCTTATCATGACATATCTCTTCGCGTCCTTTTCGTAAGGAACAAAGGCCATAACAGAGGATTTAGATTCACCTGCACCGCCCCAAGCAAAACATGCAGCCTGAGCACCAAGCAGAACGTTGTTATAAACATTTGGATTAGTAGAAGACTTTCTAATACGCTCACTTTTGGAAATCAGCATTCCGTTGTACTCAAACTCAATATTAGGAAGATTAAGTTTCTGAGCACTGCGGAGCATATCTCCCCACTGACCAGCGTTAAAGTTCTGACGCAGCCGGTCAAAAACGTAGTTGTGGAGAATAACCCTGAAATACTTCTTTCCACCAATCAAGAGAGGACGAATCCTGTAACATTCAGTTCCAGTTGGAACTTCTGCTAACTGCTTCATCCTATCCAAAAAGCTGAGATCCATCATATCAGCAGCAGTCATTGCTGCATCTGATGCAACATCATTGACTCTAAGAAGATGGTCAGCATCAGGTGCTTCACATGCCTGAGCAAATGTTTCACCAGCGATTTTGTAACTTGCATCACCGCAAAGAGTCGCAAAGACATAGTCACTGAGCTTATCAGTCCACCATTCTTGCAGTCCATCCTTGCCTTCTTGTATCAGGTCAAATGGTACACGCTGCTGGTCCATTCTACCGCCAGTATCTACTGCATGGTTAAGTTCCTCGATAGTCATGCTGAAGTTCCGAGTCCGAAGTTTCTCCTCGTTTCCTTCAACAGTCTTGCTACCAACAACACCTTCACCAGTCAGTGGAAGTCTGATTGTGAAAGTAATAGTATCACCTTCACCCTTTGCAAGGTCAGTTTTCAGCTGAACAATAGAATTAGGGCCAGTACCAACAAGGTCATTAAACTCTACCGCTTTCAGAATAGCACGGTAAAGTTCCTTTGCCCATTTCTTCCTTGTTGACCCATCATTTGTAAGAAATATAAGGTCATGAGATGCCATATTGTCTCCTTTTTATTTTAGTTCTCCCCTCAGATATTTATCATAAACATCTTTAGGGACTCTGTCAAGTTCCAATTCATCAAGCTCATCAATCTTTGCTGCTGTCCAACCACCATCACCGCTTGATGAACCACCACCAAGTTCATGAATACTCAAGGCAATTTTCTTTGCATCAAGTCCTTCCCTTGTTCTTCCTTTGCCATCTTTCCCAGCTACTTTACCCTCTTCACTTTTGTCAGTTGAAGCGGTTCTATAATCTGGATGGTAACGCTTAATATTGTCATACATGAGTTTATATGGGTTTCTTGTAGCCCATATTTCAGCCTCAACACCCTTAATGACGTCCTCCAGCTTGCCACCATGCTCTGCAATGTAAGCCCTGGCCATTGCTTCTACCATGTCATCAAAGTGTTCTTGCGAAACAACTTCATCGACATCTCCATAGCGGTCAGATACACGCATAATTTCAAGTAGGTTCTCAAGCTGTTCCTCACGTCTGGCTCTAAACTCTTCAATTGCTTTATTCTTTTCCTCTTCTTCAGGAGGAATAAGGTTGGCTTCTTTGAGTAACTTATTAGTTCTCTCAAGCGCCTGCGTTACCTTATCAAGCTCACGCTTTTGGTCTCGACTTATTTGTCGTAGATTTCTTATTTCCTCGTCTTTCTCGTCAAGAACGGGTTCTTCTTTAGTTTTCCCATCATCAGTTACTTCTTTGCCTTTTTCGCTTTCTTCGTCTTTTTCGCTTTCTTTGCCATTTTCATCACCTTCCTTTTCAGTTTCATCATCTGGTTCAATATTATCAATAAAACTTTTACCATCAGAGGCCTCAGATTTATCCAATCTTACTTCTTCATTGTTACTCTGCACCTCATTTACCACTGTAGCCATAAAACACCTCCATGTTTATTTAGATTTTTGTTTTGATGCCTTATTTCGTCTGTCTTGGCGACTTTTGTATATCGCAGTTTGTGCTTTAGTAAGGTTTCCCTCACGTTTAGCTTCAATTTCCATCTGTGCCATACGCTCTTCACGTTCAAGCATTTGTTCATGATACGCTTTTACTTTCATTCTTGCACTAAGAGGCATATCGCTGTACTCAAGAATCATATCAGGAGGAATACTTCCAGGGTTATTTTGGCTAAAATCTGTGAGCATTTGAGCGATTGCCATTCTCATAGTGGTATTTTCTACCGCTTCGTCAATAGCAAAGTCATATTTAAGTGCAGTTATGTCATTAAATCCTGGTACTTGAGGATTTAACTGAGTATTTATTTGTGTCAGATATGCACCCTCAGGCCCTTCAATACGAATCATCTGGGCTTGTGTCATATATTGCTGAATCATGCTTACCATTATTTCAGCAGAAAGAAGCCGAGACTCTCTGAAATTATCAAACAAGATGTATAAAACAGCCATACCTGTTTGCTGTCTCAGTCGCAAAGTTACTCCAGGTTGTCGAGACGAAGTCTCAATTCCCATCATATCATTCTGAATACCAGAAGCATCTTTCATATCCTGTTCATATGTCTGGTCAAGTTGAGCATAAATAGGAGAAATCTGTGGTTGGTCAGTAAATCTCCATTTATCAAACTTCCCTTGTGATATAACAAGCCTGAAATTTGGCTGTGAGGACTTAGCGTCATATTCTTCTTCATCAAGCAAAGCTCCTACTTCATGAACAAGTAAGCCTTTCGGTGCTGTTTGTAGTAAATGCTGGAGTTGCCTACGTATAGCATTTCTTCCCCTTTGAGGGTCTTTCATCATATTTATAACCGAAAACCACCTGTTTTCGTCCTCGTCTTTGTAAGCACCAAATAGCACATATGGAAAATAGTCATGATTATAAGGAGAACGACCTGCCTCCACCAACTTATTCCCAGAATATATGGCGTAATAGACCTTCTTAACCAGTCTCTTTGTTGATTTAATCTCTTTATCATAACGTATAATTCCTCCCCTACCATCAGGAATTCCTTTCTTAAGTGCAGCTTTAAACTTGTTAAATTCTTCAAGTGTTGTTTGTTCCACTTTTCCTGTCAACGGATTTTCTATCCAGTAAACAGTTTCGTACTTTCTGTACCAACACTCAGTCAATCTATATTTATTAGTCACAGTATCATAAAACTGTGGCATTTCAGTAGAACTTTGTGATAAAGATTTAATTTCATCTAATGATAGATTAGGAAAGAAGGCTTGTATATCATCAGCTTCGAGCCATTTATCTACAAACAGGTAACGTGCATCTGACATATCATATGCAACACTCGTTGGGTCAAGCAAAAAGTCACGTCCAGAAATACGAACAGCTTTTATTTCAGGTTCCATTGGGTTGTCTCCACCAACCCAGAAACCCAAAAGAGACCTGCCACTTTTTACAGCATGTTCAAAGCATTCATTTTCAAGTCTTGAAATTTTAGCTCTTCTACGAAAATGCTTAAATGCTCCATTCATAATTTCTGTAATTGCATCATCACCAAGCGAAACGGGAAACAGATAAGGA